CGTGGAATCGGGGGAGGGATAAATATCCAGAGGATGGGCTGATTCCCATGTGGGAATTATTTCTTCTATTATGTGAGCTACGAGTTTACCGTCTGACATTGGCTTAATCTTAATGCTTGAACGCTTCTTGGGAATTGGACCAGTAATAAATCCTGTATGCATAATTACATTCGGAATACAAGTCTTTAATGCGGAATACCATCCACCCTCGGTAAGTTTATCATCTATTTCCTGAGATATGGCCTCTGCCATTTTCTGAGCTTTCTCATAAACAATATTTTTCATCTCTTCTTGTATTTTGGGAAGGGTCTGCATAACCTTTCCCATGACCATTTGGGGGGTGATCATCATTCCGGAGCGTTGCGCCTCTGCCTGAACACTTGCGATTATTTCGGCCATAGCTTCTTTGTAGATTTCTTCCATAACATAATTTGGAAGTTCGGGAATTGGGGTTGGTGCAACATCCCATGGGTGTTGATTTGGTTGAAACATCAATTCATCCACCCAGTTTGAAGCATTCTTGCACTTAGCATCAGTGATCATCATGAATACTTCTGATCCACCAATTTCCTTTATAGCGGAAAGTTTGGTGGAATCGTACTCACCGTCAATTTGCTTCATATTGGCCAAGATCTGTACCTCGGCATGATCTGTTTTAGCCTTTAATGCTTCCTCCCAACAGTTATCTATATAAGAAACAAGGGTTACTTCGTTCTTAACATCAATATTTGCAGGAGGAATACCCTGTTCCTCATTCCTAATTTTCTCTACTTTATCTTGATCAAATTCAGCGCGCATTAGAAATCCTCATTGATGTTATGTCCAGGCGTACATTGTTCTTGATGGTGCTTTAACAGCAGGAGCATCATAACGTGAACCAAAAAGACCCCTACCCCCAACAGCCCCACCCATATCTACAAGAAGTGCCGCATATTGTAAGGCATCATGGACGTGAGAAAACTCGGTATCTTTCTCTGGTTTCTCGGCAACACGTTCTACGATACCCTTAAATATATGATATTTATATTCACTTATAAAACCACGTCTTAACAGTTCACAGGATGGAGATATTTGAAAGGCCGGTTTCCCTTTCTCGATGTTCTTTGTTAACAACACATCCACTGCATTTATTCTAGCATTAATATCGTTTGTATATGATGGGGTTGCTGGATAACCCATAGCCTTTAGTTCTATAAAACAATTACGCTCATCAGTATCGTTACGCTGTATTCCAGATCTATCTCCAGTGGTTATAATTTCAAATCCACGATATTTTGCAAGAATATACGGTTTAACAAGGTTTCCTACAAAACCCCTTATACCAGAATTTTCTGACCAAAATTCTTTTAGAACATTAAAACCACCACCTGGAAGATATTGACTGAACACACATCCAGGTGTATGCCCAAAATCATAAGAAGCTATTATTGGAATTCCTTTTATTGGTTCTATATCTTCTTTCGCGCAGTGAATCGAATCCATATAATTACGATAAACTGGTTTCCCATCGCGCGTAAGCCCATATTCACCATCGCAGTAGACTTTGATAAATTCGGGATCTTTACCTATAGCCAAATCAGTATAATACTTTCTACCACCATCAAGATGAGTTAAATTTTCTGCTTTATCACCTCTCCCGGAGGGTTGTTTAAAAATCTCGTAGCGATCAGCCAAGCCCTCATTTTTCTCATCTTTGGGGACTGTTTCCTCGAAGAACTTATATATCCACGAATACTGATCCGGGGGATTTGTGTCAGCAATAACTCCTGTCCATGTAATAGGGATATCTTTAGGATAACGTCTACATCTACCCTCTGTATGATTAACAATAAACCTAGATATCTCCCTTACTTCATTAAACCATGCACCAGTAAGTTCAAGGGATAGAAGGTTTCTAACATCCAGTTCTTTGTCAAGAGCCCTAAATATTACTTCTATTTCTACTCTTGTTCCGTCTTCCATTGGAATCTTATTAATAACATAACGATGCTCTGTTTTATTATAGTTCCCGAATAGGTCAGGAGGAAGCCAATAGAAACATGTTGCCTGGGTTGTGTCTATCAATTGTTTATAGGTGTTTCTGACCACTGCCCACTTTGTTCTACGTACTCCATCATAACTAGGTTGTTGTTCCATTCCCCTATCAATTATTTCAGCCCAACATCCGGAAGATTTACCAGAACCAAATGGACCCATGAGCAACCTAAAGAACTTATCACACTCATTAAATCTCTTTATTGTAAGGACATCACTATAGTCATAAATTCTTTCAAATCCCATAATGCCCCTATTTCTTTATAATGAATATAGCTTTGTCGATATTAGTAAGTTGTTGCTTGGTCTTCTCGGCCTTGTCCTTCAGTCCCAAGATTTCATCGCGCACATCAACCAAGGTGCGGATATCGAAGACGTTCTTAGCTTTAATGGTAGTTCCTGTTACCTTGCCATCTTTATCCAGAACGGCGATATCCTCTATCATCTTATTAACAATGTCAAGCGCTAATTTTCTATGCTTAAGATGATCGGCTGGAGTTTCCAATCCAAAAACTTCAAGTGCTTCTTTATCGCGCTCCCTTGCTCGTTTCGACCAATTAAATTTAATGCTCCATCTTTGTACTGACTGCCACGACTTACTAGTAAGAGGAACAAGTTTCGCAAGGGTTCTTTCCTTACCCATTGCAACGTATTTCTCGAACAGTTCGCGTTGCTCGATATTTTCGGAGATCGCTGGAAGATGAGCCATGTTATTTACCCTTTAGGTTTTTATAGTACTCGACTCTAGCTTCTTCTTTTGCTACTTGGCCAGGGGAAGGTTTTGTTTTGCCGAACCATTTTAGAACCTTGCTGGGTTTACTTTTGCTCATCAACGCCCATTCCATTTCTCCGGTTTTATCTCTTCGACGTATTCTTAGCATATAACACCTGTTCCATTTGTAGTTAAGGGATAAGCGTATCGGGAGCAGTGGAGGGCCACTCCCGATACTGGAGGGAGGAAACTTGTGCCGCATGTTGATCCCAGGCGGCACACATTCTTCTGCTGGGCCAGACAAGGGGACATGGATAAAACACCACCTACTAAGTGTAGGATATATTATTAAGCATAACTTCCCCAATGTCAAGCGTTATTTTTTAAATACTTAATTATCCGGCAACCTTTATATCGACCCACTTATTATTAGGCTTAATGGTAATTAATGAAGCACCAATTTCGGTCGGCGGATAACCCTCTTTCTCTGAGTAACTTGGGCTATCGCTTTTTGTAAACGTTTTGAGATAAGTGCCACAAATTACCATTATCTTTGGTCTAGAGATTAATTGCAATCCACTAAGACCAAGCCTAGGAACCCTATCATTTTGCTTTTTATGTACATGGCCGTAGAGAAAGATATCCGCTTCCCAACAGCCCACATCACGAGAGTATTTGGTAAGATCTGCACCCATGGTGCGTGATCCACCACCCCAACCATGGTGGGTACGAACAATGACTGTACGCCCCCGCGCGTTGTTCTCACTAAAAGATAATTTCAATAAAGATGAGTATGAAAGGAAAGGGGTATCAAGCATCTTACATAAACGCTTAATGGGATTGGTGTTACAGCGCACGGTTATTGTGTCTTCATGGTTTCCAGTAGAAAGGCCGATGATCTGTTTCTTGTAATCTTTAACTAAATCATACATTTCTTCGATTTGCTGGTCAACAATGTCATCTTCGTGGGGAGCAGAATCATCGGCTGATTTACGGTAGCGTTTCCTATCAGCAACAATTATTGAATCAAGCCAGTCACCCCCACCAATAATATAGGTGTTTTTATCAACGGTGGCAAGATCTTTTTTTAAGGCAAGTTTGTCACATGAAACATTGCCAAGATGAATATCGAATATCGGAAGTATCTTTATCTCCTGACCAAACTTATATGGTATCCGTGTTTCACTTACTATCATTTTGCCCTCCTCTTTGAATTTCAATCCAATCGTCAAGGCCATCGGCAACTAGGTCTATATCTGATAGTTTTCCCAGGTCCAGATCTATTTGCACAATATCCTGTATATGCCTGTGACGCTCCCGTATGAGAAAGAACTTAAATGCCTCAAGCACCGAAGCTCTATTGATATGGATTTTTTTCATTTAGAAACCTCCGAAGTTCGACCATAAGTTCTTCGGGGGTTCCCGCCCGCCTAGGAACCTTAATATCCCTATTATAGGGTCGGTCTACCAAGATAATATGCGTATAGTCTGAATATAACGGACAATCTTCCACTAAAACCCTGGTCCCGCATTCCAGATAGCGCAATTTGTGCTGCGTGTCAAGGAGATATTTAACTTTTGCACCAGGTAAGTGTTTATCTAACCATATGTTGGTGTAGGGACGCCAATGGTCGGGCTGTGCGGAAATAACATGAAGTGGAAAAAACTCCTTGGTAAGATTTACATATTCCATCTCAGGGGCTTCCACTAAAACATTTAAATCTTCCTCAACATGCTCAACCGCTGTTTTCCCGCTTCCATTTTTCATATCCCAATTATCAATATCTCCGTTGTGAAATTTATAAAGCACATTTCGCAACACACCGTCCAGGTCCCAAAATATCCTATCCCCCTTTAGTCTCATTTTCACTCTCCCCAGCAATGTATTCTATGTGATCTTCCATTTTACCAACCGGATAACCTATTCGAGTATAATCATTTCCACCATCAACGAATATCGCACCACAGCTACAAGGTACAAAATCATGACGGTGCATGGATTGGATTATATCACCACAGACAAGACAACGTATCTTAATTCCTCCAGCCATATTTCCCTCCTATGGTTTTAATAGCCAACATCAAACAAACTATTGCTGCCAGAAGACAAGCTCCACTAGCAAAATAACTCAACCACATACCATGAATCATGCCTGGGATATTTGGTAGAATCAATAATAAACAAATCACAGCCATAAGTAATTGTTTCATATTCTTCCTCCTTTTAACCGCTTGAATCTATCAAATAAGAATATCCACATATTTCACAACCATATCTATTAAGACATTTCCCAACGTTCTGTGAAAATATCATATGCTTTAATTTCCTACACTTAGTAATTATCTCGGGCGCACCTTCATGCCATCCATTCATATAACCAAGATCTATCATTTCCCTTTCCATTATTACCTCCTTATTTCCATATACTGAACCGGCAATCCACAATCTGTATTATACTTACAAGCTACTTCTACAGCCTTCTTAACGCTGACACCACATTCCATGGCTCCCATCGCTAAATCCTCTCCAGAGCCAATAGCATGAAATTCCAACACCTCTGTAGCAAAAAGACTTGCAGCATACAAAACCTTGCCCCTAACAATAAACATAAACTGACAGTGCGAAGTTCTGTCTTTTTCTTCCGGTGTTAATGTTGGGCTAACTTCGTCTCTCCATTTATAGAAATTAGCCATATATAGGGTTAGTTTTTGAGGTGATCTTGGTAATTTATTTTCCTTTATATATTCTACTAACAGATTTACTTCTGCGCATGTACCAACAGCGCATAATATAATATCCTTTATTTTAATTATCTTCTTGTATAAAAGGCCGGGCCTTCTGTCGCTTCCACAAGTAAGCTGGGAATCCGCCGCTAAATATATTTTATCTTTGGTTACTCGACATGCTATTATACTCATAGTCACCTCCTCCTATGCTGCATGAATGACCCTAATACTAGATACCGAATCTACATAAAGTTCATTTATTGATGGGTTCTCACTAAGGTAATAAGAAGCATTCCCAATAAAGAATATGTCCGGGTCTCCTATGATGTTTAAAAACCTCACAGTCCCCTCGCCTTTATCATTATTGTTTACGGTGAAGGCTCTTGGATTTGTTAAGATTCCCTCGGCATACCTTCCCATAATCAATCCCATCGGGGTTAATGCTACCACTATTTTATTTTCCATTGTATCAGCTGTCATTGGTTTTTCTCCTTTCTATCATTTCGACTATCGGTTCTGGGTCTTTGAAATCCACCCTCATTGTGTATATCGGAGCTTTCTCATCCATCTTTAAGGAAGCGAACAGGGGACAATATCCGTAAAGTATACTGCACTTCTTTTCCTCTTCAAACCATGCCCGATACATTTGAAATCCCACCCCGTTGAGTAACTCATATACCTTTTTTTGTCCAATCTCCTTCATAGATGCCTCATCTATATGAAGCATCCCCCGCCTCCCTTCTTGTCGCACTTTCTGTGCCTTTCTTAATTCCAACGATTCTTTCTTACTTGTCATTTCATTTCCTCCCTTCCTTTTAGTATTGTGTTTCCCTGTGTTTCCCTCGCGCGGGCGCGCGCCTGCGCCCGTTCCTTTTTCTTTTGTGTACGGCGGGGCCAGTTTAGGGCTTAGCAATATTCTGGCTTTCTACCCCTGCACGCCTTCCGGCGTCCGCCGTTCGAGAATTTCAAAGATCGTGGTTTCCTTGTAGCACGGGCAATCCAGAAAAGTCAAGCGGAAAGATGTCATCAAACAAAAATAAATTTGTCTCGAAATTGAAAATAATGCTTGCAATTTCTAAAATAAGGTTTATTATGGGGTCGAAACTAAAAACAGGAGGCGCACCATGGACGATGAAATTAGATTTAATATCAAATTATTGGCTCTTTTAAAAAAGATAAAAGTGTCACAGAAGATGCTGGCAAGCGAAACGGGATTACCACCTGCGTATATCTCCAGGTTTATTAATGGTACGCAGATTCCTACCAGCGGGCAGGAATGTCTGATAGCTGATGCGCTTGAGGTGGATAGGGATGAAATCTTTAGGTAACAATGGTAAGATGAAATGAACCACGGATTGAAGAAAGGAGGAACTATGGAAAGGGTTAAAGGGTTTTGTTCTTGGTGTAATCAAGAACTTCACGACAATGGAGAAACACAATGGTGTAAATGTGGTTGGTGGGATGCTTTGCCCACAAGAGAAGAAGAAGAAAACGAAAGGAGAAATAATTAATGGAAACAACAAAGGAAGGCATCAGGGAAATAGAATGTCCGCATCACTCACCAACATTTCTATCACTAGGTTGGCCCAAGTGCGATTGTTTCTATCGGATGGATGATGGGAATAACGCAGGATTCTGCAAACGTCCGGAATATTATAGATGTGTCAAGGAGGCGGGGTTAATGTCCGTACCCTTATCCTATTCGTCTGTCAATAATTTCCTTACGTGCCCCATGATGTATTATTTAAAGGATATCAGGGGAATTGTGGTTCGACCAAGTGCAATGGGGCCAGCGGTGAAAATGGGAGCGCTGTGGGATGCGGCAAAACAGAAGATACTTGGTAACAAAGAAATTGATCTTAGTCAGATTATTGAAGAATATGAGATCGGTAACGTGGAAATTGCCAAGGTTAAGGCAATTAACAGGGCTTATAAGGAATTGAGAATTGTAGTTGACCCGGAATTTACGCTACAGAAAGAGTTCCGTAATGAGATTGTAGCGGACGGATTGTACACCAAACATAAAATACCTGTAAAGGTGAAAGGATTCTATGATAGAAAATACAGAAACTATTTCGTTGAAGACAAACTCAGCGGCAGGCCGGATAACTATCTCGATATCTTCTTTATCCAATCACAAATTGGTGCGTACTTTCTTGCTGATCCGAGCCTGGAGTATTGCATTATGGAAGTTGTTCGGACTCCTGGCCTTGTGTCTACCGGCAGGTTTAAAGACGAGACTGCGGAGGCACACGAGGAAAGAACGTTCCAAGACATTATCTCTAGACCGAGTTTCTACTTCCTTGGGTACGATAGAGAGAAGAAGCGGTACGGAAAAGTTTACTACCGTAATGAATTTGACCTGGAAGGTATAAGGGACAGGTTTAGAATCATAAGCATAATGATCAAAGACTGCGCAGGGTTCGATGGCTGGTATAAGAACGACAGAGCGTGTGGAGCGGTATTGCCCGGAATCCCCTGTGATATGAAAGGGATATGCAGGTATAATACTTTATCAGAAGAGGTCTATATGGTGAAAATAAAGGTTGACACAATCCAATAAAGGAGGGTATTATGGAAGGTCTTGAAATGAAATATTTTGTGCTAAAACCCAAGGGTGATGATATTTACGCCCTGGCATCAAGGCTTGCGATAAGAAGATATGCCAGGGTAATATCTGCCGAAAATCCAAAATTAGCTGAAGATTTAAAGGAATGGGTAAATAGTGAAACATTAAATGTGGTTACAACGAAAGGAGAAAAGGTATGAGAATTGAAAAGTATGTGCCGAACAGCAAGGATCAAAAAAGGGGAAACTTCTCATTATTCTATGGAAAGAGCGGGGTAGGGAAAACCGCCACGGTGCTGCAAACCGCAGAAGACCCGATATTCCATATTTTAGCTGAACGAGGTCAGGAGGATTTAACCATTAAGGCTATTGATAGACCGGGACTTAAACTCATGGTTGGCTATTATGAGGGATGGGATGATCTGCTTGAAACCATCTATAATCCCCAGACATTCCTTGATGCCAAAATCAAGACCCTATTGTTCGATGGTCTCACACATGTGATGAACATCCACCTGGCTGACGAGATCATGGAGGAGGACTATAACGCAAGGGACGTGACTAAAGATAAGGGTAAGGATCTTACCTATCGAACCAAGATGAGCCTGGAGGGATTTGGTACCATGTCGAAGCAAATGTCAAGGCTTATGAAGGGATTCGAGAACCTTACCAAACAGGGGATTGATGTGATTTGCACGGCAAGAGATCAAGAGAATCCCAAGTGGAATAGGGATCTGGCTTGTGCCCCTGCGTTATCGGGCAAG